TGTGGAGGCCACGAGGATCAAGGAGTGGACCAGGGCCGACGGGCTGAAGATGCAAGTTGCGGTGACGGTGGTGGACTCCGGCGGACACCACACCGATGCGGTCTATGACTTCGTGCAGCCCAGGCAGAACCTGAGGGCCAGGGTGTTCGCGGTGAAGGGTGTGGACTTCAACTCGAAGCCGGTGCTGGCTGCCGAGGGCACCACCAAGCGGTCGGCGGTGCGGCTCTACACCATCGCAACCCACCAGGCCAAGGATCGGATCTTTTCCCGCCTGAAGATCCCCCAGCCAGGGCCGGGCTACATGCACCTGCCGGAGTGGACCACCGACGAATACCTGGCCCAGTTGACCGGCGAGAAGCGCATCGTGGTCACGAACAAGCGCACCCGCACCAAGAAGACCGTCTGGGTCAAGACGCACACCAGGAACGAAGCCCTGGACCTGGAGGTCTACAACTTGGGCGCCCTGTTCATCCTCCAGACCTATCTGGCCCCGGGGGTGTTCCGTGACCTGGCTGCCCTGCTGGAGGCCACCAAGACCGGCGGGGCGGTGCCCCAGCAGGCCCGAGGGCGCCGGTTCAGGTCCCAGGGGATCGGCTGAATGGAAAAGCCCCGGGGCCGAAACCCCGGGGACCCTTCCAGGAGGCCCATGCGTGGCCCACCACACCCAAGGCCCAGGATGACGCAAGCCGCAAGCCTGTCAACCCGTTGAAGCAAATCTACATTTTGCGAATGTAGCGGGCGGGACGTAGCCTTGCGGCATGGCTGGACTGGACCTCGCAACCGCGCAGACGCACCTCGACCAGTGGGTCGCGGCAGACCTGGCCGTGGCAGGTGGCCAGTCCTACACCATCGGCGGCAGGTCCCTCACCAGGGCCAACGTGGCCGAGATCCGCAGAAACATCGACTACTGGAACCGCTGGGTTCAGCGGCTTTCCAAGGGCGGCGGCATGACCGTCCGGCTCGGGGTGCCGAATGACTGAACTGAAGCCGACGCTTCTGGACGAGTTCGCGTCCTGGATCAGCCCCTCCTGGGGCCTTCGTCGTTTGAAGGGCCGGGCCATGGCTGCGGTGGCAGGCGGCTACCTGGCCGGTCGTGTGGACCGCAGGAGCATGTCGAAGTGGAAGACCTCCACCGGCAGCGCAGACGCTGACATCCTGCCGGACCTCCCCACCATGCGGGAACGGTCCAGGGACCTGGTGCGGAACTCCCCCATCGCTGCCGGTGCTGTCTCTGGGGTGGTGAACTCGGTGGTCGGCACCGGACTCGCCATGCAGAGCAACCTGGACCGGGAGGTGCTGGGCCTGTCCGAGGACCAGGCAGCCGAGACCCAGAAGCAGATCGAGCGCGAGTTCCGCCTGTGGGCCGACAGCGCCGACTGTGATGTGTCCCGCACCCTGGACTTCTACGGGCTCCAGGAACTGGCGTTCCGCTCCACCCTGGAGTCCGGCGACTGTTTCGCCATCCTCCCCATGATCCAGACCATGGGCTCGATCTACACCCTGAAGGTCCAGCTTCTGGAGGGTGATCGGGTCTCCCAGCCCAAGGGCGAGAAGGAGACCAACATCTTCGCCGGTGGTGTGCAGCTTGACCCCAACGGCGCCCCGCTCCGCTACTACATCCGCACGAGCCACCCCGGTGACCTGGGGAGCCCGAAGGAGAACTGGAAGCCCTACGACGCCTTCGGCAAGAAGACCGGGCGCCGGAACGTGCTGCACCTCTATCGCAAGCTGCGGCCTGGCCAGACCCGAGGGGTGCCCTACCTGGCGCCCGTGGTGGAGAGCCTGAAACAGCTCGACCGCTACACCGAGGCCGAGATCATGGCGGCGGTGGTGAGCGGCATGTTCTCGGTGTTCGTCAAGTCCGAGGGCGGGATGACCCTTCAGGATATGACCACCGGGGCGCCTCCTGCGGCTGGCCAGCTTGAGCAGAACCTGAAGTCGGGCGCCATCATTGACCTGGCCCCTGGCGAGTCCATTGAAGTCGCCAACCCCGGCAGGCCCAACGCCAACTTCGACCCCTTCATTCAGTCCATCCTGGTCCAGGTGGCGATGGCTCTTGAGATTCCGTTCGAGGTGCTGCTGAAGCGGTTCAACTCCAGCTACTCGGCCAGTAAGGCCTCCCTCCTGGAGGCTTGGCGGTTCTTCAACGGGCGCCGGGCCTGGCTCGTTACCTCGTTCTGCCAGCCGGTGTTCGAGGCGTGGATGGATGAGGCGGTGGCCCGCGGGCGCGTGGTGGCCCCTGGCTACTTCCAGGACCCCGCCATCCGCCGGGCCTACCTGGGCACCAAGTGGATCGGGGACAGCGCAGGCCAGATCGACCCCGTGAAGGAAGTGGAGGCCGCAGGGAAGCGAATCGCCCTTGGCCTGTCCACTCACGCCGAGGAGTGCGCAGCCCTCACCGGCGGGGACTGGGAAAGCAAGCATTACCAGCTTGTGCGCGAGACCAGGATGATGAAGGAGGGCGGCCTGGGCCAGGCCCTCGCACCTGCTCCGGCCCCTGGCCAGCCTGCCAAGCCTGAGACAGACGAACCGGAACCCGATGAAACGCAGGGAGGCACCGATGCCCCGACTCGTTGACCTGGTGTGCGCCCCATGGGCCATCACGCCGCCCATGTATCAGGAGGTGCTGGGGATCTACAACCGGCACGTTCGCGGGGACAAGATCGACCTGGAGGGCCTGTCGGCCAGCCTGGGCCGGCCGCTGAAGAACGAGCCCAAGGGCTACGACATCGTGGACGGTGTGGCGGTGCTCCCCATTGAGGGGGTCATCGCCAAGCGGATGAACCTGCTGATGCACATCTCGGGCGGGACCTCCACCAGCTACGCCGCATCGGAGTTCGTCCGGGCCATGGAAGACCCCCAGGTTCGAGCGGTGGTCCTGGCGGTGGACAGCCCCGGCGGGGCGGTGGACGGAACCCAGGAGTTCGCCAACCTCGTCGCCAGCTACCGGGGAGTGAAGCCCATCGTGGCCCACACGGACGGCATGATTGCCTCGGCCGCCTACTGGATCGCCTCCGCTGCTGATCGCATTTTCATCAGCGGGGACACCACCCAGGTCGGCAGCATCGGCGTCGTGGCGACCCACACCGACCTCTCGGGTGCTGAGGCCCAGCGGGGCGTGAAGACCACCGAGATCACAGCCGGGAAGTTCAAGAGGATCGCCTCGCAGTATGGACCCCTCACCCCCGAGGGCAGGGCCTACATGCAGGGCCAGGTGGATGAGGTCTATTCCGCCTTCGTGTCCGATGTGGCGAAGAACCGCGGCGTCGATGTTGATGCCGTGCTGGAAAACATGGCCGAGGGCAGGATCTTCATCGGCCGGTCTGCGGTGGAGGCGGGACTGGTGGACGGTGTTTCCACCCTGGACGCCATCATCAACAGCCTGGCGGAAGGTGAGACCTTCGGCAGCGACTCGGGCAAGGCCGCGGTGTCGGCAGCCCATGACAAGAACATCGAGGCCGGTGCTGCCTCGGAACCCGCAACCTCTCACAAGGAGAACCACATGAACATCGAGACCCTGAAGGCTGAACACCCCGAGGTGTTCGAGGCCGTCAAGGCCGAGGGAGTGGCCGAGGGCATGGCGCAGGGTGCGACCGCGGAGCGGCAGCGCATCCAGGATGTGCTGGCCCAGGCGCTGCCCGGCCACGAGGCCCTGGTGCAGACCCTGGCCTTCGACGGCAAGACCACCGGCCCCGAGGCCGCTTCTGCGGTCCTGGCCGCCGAGCGCAAGGCCCGGGAGACCAAGCTGGGCGCCATGAAGGAAGACGCCCCCGCCCCGGCCACCCCTGCGGTCGAATCCGGCTCCGCTGCCCCCCAGGGCGAGGACGCCTGGAAGGCCGAGTTCGAGAAGAACGAGGACCTCCGCGCCGAGTTCGGCGGGAGCCTCAACGCCTACCTCGCCTTCAAGAAGGCCGAGGCCAAGGGCACCATCCGCATCGCCACCAAGTAGGAGGAGACGACCATGGCGACTCTCGCAACCGACAAGCAGCGCCCCTACGAACTGGGGGACCTCAACAGCCTTCCGATGGTGGCGACCGACATCATCTACGAGGGCGCCGCGGTGGGCATCGAA